ATAGCTGCTCATTGCGCAAAAGGAGATCATTTAGAACCATGGATGCAACAAAAACTAGCAATAGCAATGGATAATCTTGCTGAAGTAGCTAGAAGACTTTGTTAAATTTTAACCTATAGAAGCCTGGGTATAGCCCTTACGGCAAATCCGTAAGGGCTTTTTCTTTTAATTAACTAAATGATGATCAAAAGAAACACCTTGCTTGTGTTTCATGATAGATTTTACTTCATCAAAATTGACAGGAAACGGAGATCCTTCAAAAGTAACTTCTAACGTATTTGCTTTAGAATAAAGCTTTCCTATTTCATTTTTAATTAAATTGCCGTGTACATGACCATACAAACAAAAACCTTTTTTGTTTTGTCCATTAAAGCTTAGGATAGGATAATGAGATAAAACTATGAACTGATCATCTACTACTATTTCTAAATAATTTGGTATAAAAATAACTCTTTTTTCAGACGAAATGTGCCAAACATTCTGATGTTGAGATTCAAATACCTGTTTCCAACCAGAATTATGATTACCAGGCATTATATACAATTCTTTAAAATTAGCTCTGTTAACAAATGATTTAAAATTTGAAATAGAATCTTGCCCAAAAATAAAATCTCCTAAATGAAAAAAGACTGTATTATAATCTGATTTAGAATTCCATCTAAAAATTAATTCGTTATTGTGTTCTTCTATTGAAGAAAATCCTCTTGATCTCCATAACGGAACTTGCCAATGTTCACAACGATGATTAAAATGCGTATCAGACCAAAATACAATATTATTGTCCTTAGAATTAAATTTAATTGGCTGATAAAACAAAGATTTCATTTTAATATTTTAGCAAATATATTAAAAATAACAACTGCTAATATGATATCTGAGTACACTCAATATTATTGAATTTAAAAATATCTAGAGATAAGTCATCTCTGTAATAAAAATCTTTATATACGACTTTTTTTATTCCGTACGCAGAGATCATAGAAGCACAACATGAACAAGGAAGTAAAGTACAAGCCAGTAATGAGCACTCCCCTCGTTTAAACAAAGACAATAAATTAGTTTCAGCATGAATCATATACGGCCGGCGCGCGTCTCTGTCTTTCCAAAACTCTTCAGTTACTTTAATTCCGCTTGCTAGTCCGTTATAAGCTACTCCAATTACACGATTTGAATGATCTAATGCGCAAGCTCCAACTTTTACATAAACGTCTTCAGATCGCAAAGAGGCTGCTTCAGCAATTCTCAAAGCATATTCTTCCCAAGAAATTCTACTGCTCATTGTCTTCATCTGGATGAATTTCGGTAAAACGTACATCATAATGATGTCGTTCTTTCATTAAGACTCTGAAACTTTTCTTGAATTGTTGCTCATATTCGTTTTGTTTATTCTCAGGAACGTTCCGCATTACAGCTTCAAACAACCCTGTTATTAACGCAGCCAGAGTAACAGAACAAATAGTATGAGTTCCTAGTACTTTTACTGCAGGATTTTGGTTTATTACTCCTAGCTCAAATAAAGGAACGTAACCTTCTATTTCTCCGTCTTCATTAAACTTCATAATAATTAGATCAAATGTTGAGGTCCGGGGTACTGTCTTTCACTAAAATATAACCTTTATGGGGCACACTTAGCCAAAGTCTATATGTAATATTAGTGTCTTTCATTACTAGAGCTCCAGCAAATATGCCTTCTCTAGCCATAATAAAACCAAAATTAGCATTTTTATGAGACGTACTTTCTCCGTAACACTCATATCTTTCTTTTGAAACAAACTCAGATTTAGTAATAGTTCCTGTTAAACAAGTTCCATCAGGAAGATACATTTTTATTAGATCTCCTGCTGTCAGCTTGATTATCTCCTCAGGAATAAAGACTCCGTTTTTATCAGAAATAAAATGTTCTTGATCAAGAGAAAGCTTAAACGGAGCTTTATCAATTGATAAAGCTGACATAGACATTAAAATAAAAGAAGCAACGACTATAAAAGAACTTTTCATTCCCTTATAATCGTTGCTTCTAAAGTAAAATCAACTATTAAAATTAACCGTCAATTGCGGGTTTTACTGCCCCAAATCTCATATCTGCAAAGTCTGAACGCCATGCTCTATCTTGAGGAACTGCGTTTTGTTGATTTGCTGCTCTCCAGAATTGATATGCAAGAGTGCATTGAATAGTTTGAACTGTACCTGTATCCTTTACGTCGTAAGCTGCATCAGCAAGAGCCTGAATCCATACACCATAAAGAGTATATACTCTAACTGTTCGAGCAAAACCATTTTCTCCAATTTCTTTGCCAAGTAAAGCCATTGTTAATGTTACACCAGTATCAGGCATTCCGTAACTTCCAGAAGAAGTTGCTTCATCAAAATAACCAAATGTAGCAGCTTCCAAGGCTTCTCTAATTCTGTAATTAGAATCGCAACGGAAAGTTACATTCCAACCTGCAGCTCCAGGATACGTAACGGTTCCTGGAGTATTAAATGTTAATCCCATATAAGGAACTGTTACGTTATTGATAGATCTTCCTGGAAGGGAAGCTGTTTCTACGTACGTTAAGTCATCAATTGCTCCAAATCCAATTGGACCAAAATCCAACAATCTAAATTGAAACTGTCTGGCAAAATCTCGTCTTGCGGCTACGTTATAAAAGTTTGCAATGCTCATAATATTATTTAATGTAAAAGTTTAATTTCTTAGATTAATTCCTGAAAGTTTTGTCCAGTTCTTGTTGCAATGAAGTTCAGCAAGATGAACTCAGCTGTACGTACTGGTTTGAGATAAATATCTACAATTAACTCTCCTGCATCAATGTTTGCTGGAGTATTGTTTCTCTCGTCGCAAACAATGAGATAATCATATAAACCTTGTGTCTTCTTAGCAAAAGAGAAGATGGGGTCAATTGTAGCTACCAATCTGTGTCTTGTAAATTGAGTATTAGGCTCAAACACAAAGTATCTAACAGTCTTAGATACCTGTCTTTGGAGAGCCAAGAATAATCTACGTACATTAATACGGTCAAATGCAGTTGGTTTTGTTTGGAGAGTCTTTTGACCAAATACAGTATAACCTTCTCCGTTGAAGTAAATTACTGGATTTACTCCAATTTCGTATAATCTGTCTCTCATTTTTTGATTTGGATTAAAAGCTACATCTAATGCATTTTGGAATGATCCGCGATTTAATCCAGCAGGAGCAGACCATTGATTGCCTAAAGCATCATTTTTAGCAAAAATTCCAGCTACATACCCAGAAACTGGTGCCCAAAATCTCTTTCCTGAATTCATATCAGAAAGTTTAATCCAGTTGCCATAAAGAGCTCCATAGCTGGTTTCAAGAGGACCAACGCATTTTACCAATTGATTGTATACATCAACTGCAAACGATCTGTTGGGCAAGTTTAATAACTTGGTATCTTTACCTACTACAAAGATGTTTCTCGGAGGATCAATAATTGCAAAGCAATCTTTGCGAGTATTTTGAGTAAAGTTTGTTAAAACATTAACAACTGTTTGCCAATCTTGACGAGCAGCATCAACTTCTTCTCCAGAAAGGCTGAAATCTAATGATTTTTCGTCATCGTAGTTAACTTGTCCGTTTGTGCTTGTTAATCCCGGAGTAGTAGTTTCTATATATCTAGAATTAGAATAAATTGTGGAAAGACCAGCATCCACAACTACGTCAACTGTAATATATTCAGGATTGTCTACAGAACGAAGAGCTTTTTCAAGCTTAAGAGGCACTTCTCCAATTTGTTTTGTTAAATCTTGAATACGAGCATCTGGGGTATATACTCCAAGAGGAAATAAAGATTTAGCTGGTTCTTGGATTAAAATTTTGTGAATAGGAACAATGGAATTCTCTGTCCATTTAAATTCGTTTGCAATTGCAGGATTCACATACAACTTAACTGTGCTTGATTTAGCGTTAATTACATCCTGAATGTAAGAATTTTCTAAAGTACCACCAGTAGGAGATACTACTTTTCTGTTGGCATTCATGGAACCAAGATATCTTTCGTTTGAAGCCAATGTGAGCAAAGTAGCATCAGCGTTAGATCTACGAATCTTATACACTCCTACTGTGATATGTTCTTGATAACGACCAGTAGAATAGTCTGCAAATCCAACTCTTTCTAAGTTTTCAGAAATTGAATCCTTTCCGGTATCAGCTTCTTGGGCTGTAGCAGATAAGGCAAAATCTAAACGAGCTGGGTCTAATAACGAATAAGACTGAATTTTTGTTGATTCGTCAGCATTCTGATTTAAAGATTGTACGGATTTAATTGAATCAAAATTTGGGGAAGTAGACTGAATTGTTGATGTATTGTCAGCAATACCTACATAATATCCTTCTCCAATTTCATTAACCGTGGATTGCAAATCATTAATAAAGAAAAATCCTGCTCCTGTTTCTCCTTCTCCATTGCTTATGGTATAAGCAGGAGAACCATAAGTTAAACTAGGATCTTTCCACGTAAAATCTCCACGAGAAATGGCTTCAAAATCTGATTCATTTAATACTTTAGATATAGGAGCTCCTACTACCCAAGCACTTTGACCTATGTTAGTGGTGTATTGTCCTCCAGAAAGAACGTATTGTAAGTTGTTAGTAGCGCTTAAAGTAGACGAAGCAAGAGCTGCTTGAGCTGCTTCTAAGTCATACACAGGAGGAACAGCACTCAATTTAGCAGGATAGAACAATCCACTAAAAGATTTAGAAAAATCTGAACCTCCAGCTGCTCCGTAAGGTAACCTAATTGCATTCAACACTCCAGGAGAGTTTAAAATCTCTTTACAAGAATAGTAAAAATACCGTTCAGCAGCATTTGTGGGAAGACCAAAGATTGTTTCAAATTCACTAATTGTAGAAACCATAATTGGTTCTGATGTAGGTCCTTGGGCTGCAAAGCCAGGAACAACAATTTGAGTACCTACAGGAAAATCTATTCTAAGAGATAAGTCTTTTTCTGTAATTTGTAAACCAGGAGAGTTGATTAATCTTGACATATTAATTATTTATCAAATTTGGATATTTTTTTTAAGCTGTTTATGTAACTGTGGGCTTATTTGTAATTGAAAGCTGACTAAAATGAAAATCTGCAGAACCTTCTAATAAAGATCCATCTCTGTAAGAATATTGTATTCCTCCTAGCCTAGATATGAACCCTTTAGTGTAATTAAATTGCATTACAGGTTTATTATACTCATTTAAAGCTAATATAACTATATTAGTCTGATATTCAAACTGATCCCCTATTTCTTGTTGTATGTTGCTAGTATTAGAAGATCCTCCATAATTGCTTTGTAAAGCATTATTCATTACATCTAGCCATTTCCACAACAAATAATAATTTTTATATTCATTGTCTACTACAAAATTGACTGATAAAGCGGGATAGTTTGGTCTTGTATAAGTGGATAAATGTAAGTTTTGTCCTTCAAATCTTACATCTGATTCTGGCACCATAATGTCGGGAACAACTGTTCCATATACACTTAACTGTAAGAAATCTATATTAAGAGCAGGATCCTCATTCTTTCGTTTTCTCAAAATATAAGGAAGTTCAATAATCATGATAAACTTATCCTTTGATGAACGGTTCAAAGGAGATTGCATAGAAGGATTGGTGATTATAGTACTAGACATATTATAAAAAAGTGTAACCCATTGACAAAAGATCGTCTAGATCTTCATCATACTTATCAACTAGCTCAATATCTTTGTTTGTTACTCCAAGAGTAGAAGAAACAAGTTCGTCTTCAAATTTTTTAACTTTTGGCACTATGGTAGCATATTTATCAAGTTCTTTAAGTTCGTAAAATTGGTCTAATTTTTCCCAAAAACCGTTGTTCTTGATACGTAAAGGTTTGTGTTGCATGTCAAATTCTACAATTTCAAAATATTGTTGGCATATTTCAGGTTCTAGAATAAACAATGCCCACACTAAAGACATTATTCTATCATCAAAAAAATTATCGCTTTTTTTTCTAAAAGCTCCGTTAGGAAACCTAACAAATGTTTCAAATTCAGAAATAGTATTAGGATCATTAATATGTACCACTTGTAAATGATTAACCCAATATCTCATATTTTGTATACCATCTGATTTTATATTTGTGTGAGAATGTACTCCTAAATTTCTTGTGTTGTTGTATCTATCTTGTTTAGACACTTTAGAATAAGACACTATTTTTTCATAATTATAATTGTGAAACATAGCGTCTATCACTTGTGCTCCACAATTGTTACGTTCTATTAGCATAGGAGGCAATCCCCAAGACTGTCCAATTATAGAAAGTTTATTAGCAAAGTGATACG